CCAACTGAAAGGTAAAATAAGGAGCTAACTCATAAAGAATGTGTGGTTCACACTTGAGTTTAATATAAACATAATTTTTAGCTGAAATAACAACATCACTCATTAGAAACCTGCGGTAAATTTTTGAAAATCAATTGCTGCACGAATGTTAAAACTCCTCTGATGAATAACTTTTAAAACATCTTTTAAGTATTCAAGAATGGCAGTATAATGGTCTAATTTTAGACGCATTTTAGCTAAATCACTATCAGCACCAAGCACTACTTCAAGATGAGATTTATCTACAATCTTTTTTTGATAAGCCTCAACATAAGCCTCAGGCTCTGCTCTTCCTGTATAAAATTCAAATTTTTGTAACTTTAAATTTCTTTCGTCTTGCTCTGCTTTCTTTTTAAGAAGATAAAATTTATTATAAATTTCGTGATATTTTGCATGAAGTGATGGAGTTTTGATTGCTTCTTCGTGTAGATTATCTAAATCCATCGCAGCATCTTCACGCCACATTGTCTGTAAAGTCTCAAGATCCATCATTAAACTCATTATTTGAGTTATTTAGACCTAAAAAACAGACTTCCCACTTGAATCAAAAATGTCGTAATAAGCGTACTTAAATACTACTTCTGCAGTAAAAAATTGAGCATCAGTATCAGTAGAATCAAAATCTAAAGAAGAAAGCCGATAGGGGAACATGTCATAAAACTTTACCTGATAATTTACTCTTTGATTACTGGTTAAAATCATCAATGATCCATCAGAGTAAATGTCCATAGTTTTTGATGCAAAATTATCCACATAGGTTTTTTCATTTTGTAAATCGTAAATCTGCTTTAATGAAAAAGGATACCCCAATCCTCTTAACCATTTTTGAATTTCTGTGTAGTTTTCAAGGTTCTCATCTACAAGAAATCTTAGTTTAAAATCATCAAAGGTAAATGTATCTCCTGGTGTAGGAAGATTTGTAGCCATTTGTGTTGGTTGATTAGCAACTCCAATTTGAACCGAAGGCACATTGGCGGCATTACAAAAAAAAGAAACTTTGGGTGCTCTGGTGATACTAAATTTAAATTGAGTAGGAACCAGAAAGTTTCTATTTTTTATTTGCTTTTTAAAATTACTATCGCAAGGATTTGTTGCCATTATTAGGGAATTTATAGGTATTTAGTTTATTTCCAATAAAAAAGGAGCCTTTCGGCTCCCTTGGTATGCTTTGCTAAAAATAGCTCACATTAGATTGAGTACGCGGGTCCGACGATAGTAGCGGTTGCTATTGACCTGTAGACGACCTAGACCTTGGGCAGTACCCTCAGCGAAGGGGTTGGCTACCATGCCATAACGGGTCTTGAGGCCGATACGGGGCTGGAAGTCATCCTGACCAACGGCACGAACCATCTGGAGGGGAACATAAGGACAATAGAAGAGACCAGCATCATAAGCACTAGTGCCCTTGTAACCTACAACGTAGAATTGGTTGTTAGATACGTTAGCAGCATAAGGATCAATATAAACGCGGAACTTACCCATTAGAACACCAGCAAAAGTATTGCCAGTATCGTCTACATTTAGGTTAGCGTTTAGAGCAGGGGTGTAATCAAGAACACCGGCCATGGTTAGGGCGGAAGCAACGTCTGCAGAGCAGAGGATTACGTTACCCTTCCCGCGACGGGTGCGCTGAGCGATTGCGTTAGCATCACGCTCAATTTGGAATAGTAGACCCTTGAACTTCTCTACTGACCAACGACCATTGCTGTCTACGTCAAGGTCAAAAGTACCAGGAGTAGCTACGTTAGCTTGAGCACCCGCCTCAGCTACGTTGTATACGGTACGGATGACCTCACGGTTTAGCTCAGCTAGAATCTCTGAAGAGAGAATGTTGGCTAGCTCAGCTTCGGCGCTCAGACCATGAATAGCCTTGAGGTCCTGAGCCATCTCTAGAGACCAACCAGCTTTTAGAGCACGGCTCTTGGCTTCTACAAGAACCTTCTCAATTGAGAAAGCCATCTCGTTGAAGTAATCACCAGCGCCACTGCCGAGGTTCTCAGCATCACCAGTCTTCATGCCCTGACCTACGTTATAGGTAGTACCTGAAGTGGTTTCGCCGGTTACTGGGTTGAGTAGGCTGGGGTTGGTGCCTTGTTGAGTAGTAGTACCAATACCAGCAGCGGTGCTACCGAAGCCAGCAAGGTTAAAGCCACTATCTTGACCGGAGAAGGCTGAATCAGCTTCGTTATAGAAGGCTTCAGTGCCGCTCTGGTTGTTATACTTGCTACGCATTGCGAAGATAAGACCGGTGGGGCCGTTCATAGGCTGCACACCAGCGATGTCATAAGCAATTAGATTTGGCATAGAGCGCCGAATCAGGCTGATCATGATGGGGTCAAAACCAGCTACGGGACCACCAGCAGCGGCACCGCTACCAAAACCACCGCCAGCGCCAGCAGCGTTAGCAGAGTTGGTGGGGGACTCAAAGAGCATACCGCTTGAGAATTCGTTATTCTCACGAAGACTCTTTTCGGTATTTTCTAGTAGTACTGCGGTTACAGCACGACGGTGAGAATCTTTGATGGGGTCTAGGCCATCATAGTTGAGAAGTGGACTCCACTTTTCTTGTAAATGTTCTGATTGAAACATTAGATTTTACCTCTTTAGTGTTTGTTTTTTGTTTGAATGAACAAGTAAATCACTTGTTGCCCAGCATAGAGAGAGTTCTCATATAGGCAGACATAGTGTCAGAGTATTGCTCTTGATCACTGTAGTCATAACCCTCAGTTAGGGTTTCAGGCTGAGTAAGGGGAGTTCTTGCATTAGTTGGGAAGTATGACTCCCGTAGAACTTCCAGTTTTTCACGATATTGGTCTTCACCTTCAAACTCAACACTTTCGGCAAGTGAAGCGAGCTTCTCTTTCTGAGTGGCAGCTAGGCCATCAGCTACATCACCAAAGATTCTGTCAGCTACAGACTCAGAAAGTCTGCGGTTGATTTGAATATTCTTCTCAATCTGCTCGTTGAGTTTTTGTTCCATATCATCTAGTTTTTCTACCATACTTTCAAGTACATCATATCTTTCTTCAGGGATTTGTACATAATGTTCTTCAAAAAGTTCTTTGAGGCCGCCAAGGAAAGACTCAGAGAGTTCTTCTTTTAGACCGCGCTCAACAGCAAGAGAGTTCTCTTGCATCCATTCTTCGGCTACATACTCAAGATAAGAATCAACCCGCTCTTGCAGGTCTTCCTTCATCACTTCTACTTCTTCAAGTAGACGCTGCTCGTACTGAGCCTCTAGTGATTCACGAATATCGGAAACCTTAGACCGAAGAGCAGCTTCAAAAATAGTGCGGGCTTTTTCTTGGAACTCTTCAGAAAGAGCCTCGCCAGATAGAAGAGCATCTACATCTTCTTGAATGTCAAACTCTTCTTCCTCTTCTACTTCACCTTCTTCTTCTTCGTAATATTCTACTTCGTCTTCTTCAGACTCTTCTTCAACAGACTCTTCCATTTGAGCCTTTTTAGCCTTACCTTTTTTCTTAGAGGATTTCTCTTCTTCATCATCCTCTTCGGGGGCTTCATGCTCTTCTTCATCACCTTCATACTCTTCGTCATCACATTCTTTTGCCTCTTTTACAGCGGCAAGTTTTTGCATGGGCTCACCGGGCTTGGCGTTTTTGGTGACTACATCTGAAACAGGACGAAGCGCAGTTTCAGCATATTTTGCTGAATCATCATCGTTTCTGTAATTTTCAGGTGTAGGACCACCAAGGTCAACCCAAGTATCGGTTTGGCCTGGGGTAACATTATCTACGTGAGACATAGACTCTCCTGGACGGGCATTAGCATTTACTGCCGTCTTGGATTGCTTTGTGCCTCCATCCATTTCATTTAGTTGTTTGCCACGAGACATTTGAACTCTCCGTTTTGCGTTTTTATAAATCTATTATTATTTAGTAAAGTTGTTTTTGTTAAACAACAAAAAACCTACTAATATTTAGTATTAGCAGGTTTTTAAGATTAAATTTTAATGAATTATAGAAGGCGAAGATAATTTTCAAAGTGAAGAAGTTTACGCTCTTCAGTCAATCTACGACTAATTACATCTTGCTCAATTTTATTTTTGATATTATAAGCAATGTATTCCTGTTTTTTTGAATCAAAAATCCACTCTTTGCCTTCGTAAATACCATTTACAAAGGCTGCAGCACCAACACTTGGATCGTGTACAATATCAACACAATTAATAACCAAATCTTTACCTACGATAGAATAACCTTCATTAGTAGGTTGCACACTTCCAAGGGCCCGTGAGGAAACTCCTAATACAACTCCTTCCTCAATTAGACCTTTGGCAATTTTACCCATCGGGGTACTTTCAAGAATACGGGCCTTACCGTAATAATAATCACCTTTTTTAGTTAATGATTCAATAATGTGAGATACTTTTGAAAGATCAATTCCAGGTTGATTAGCGTGATTTAGTTCACCACAAGATCTTCCAGTGTTAATAAAATTTTCAGTATAAACCTTTACAGCGTTATCAAGAACATTTCCAGGATAAACGCGATTATTTCGGTTGGGTTTATTGGCTAAAAGGAAATTACCTTCAATAAAAAGGCGTTTTTTTCCTTCTCTTTCCTCTGTGAGAACCTTTACTGATTCTGCCTCTTCTGTTATGAGCTTCATTTTTTTATACTTTTTAATTATTTATTGAAATTCAAGCTTGACTTGAGACTTGAACCTGTTGAAGATAAACACTTCCGGTTCCAGATGCAGAAAGAGCCGCTACAATGAAAGAGCCTCTAAGTTGAGTGGACTGAGAATTAAAAGCAGTAACGATACCAGAAGTATTAGCATCAACTGTTATTCTGGTGCTATAATAACCATCAGCGGAAGACTTAGTATCAACTGCGGTTACTATTTTATGATTAAAATTATAATAAGATTGATCTGTAGAAGTAAGAGTCACAGCATCTCCTACATTGAAGGGAGAACCAGTGCCCTCTGGGAAAAAGATTTGAGTAGTAGAACCAGTGGTAATTCCGGTTACTTTTTGTGCTCTTGCTTTACCGATAGATAAACTAGCTTCTTGATT